CATTTGAACCTGCAGTGTGAGCAACTCCCACATTTCTCCTAATTCTTAATCCTCTATTGATTGGAAATACCTGTAAAACTTCAGCTGTTTCTGTAACAATTGTATTTCCAGAACCGATTCTTACTGAACTACCAGCTGAAACAATTTTAGGTATATCTGTAAGAAAAATATCTTGTATCAAACCACCATTATCACCAATAGTCATAGGAGATGCCAAAGTCACTCTATTAGTTGATACACCTACTTTATATGTTCCTGCTAAGTTAAATATTTCAGTGCTTAATCCAGATAGTCTAAGATTATCCTGATCATTTACTTCAATAAATGGTAGAAAACTAGCTATTACCTCAGTTGTTGATTCCCATTTTAAAGATGCATTTTCAAAGGAAGTAATTTGTGTGTCAATACTTGAAATTCCTATACCAACAATCTCACTTACTTCTGCAGTGAATCCAGAACCATTTGTGTCTTTATCATCAAATACAGTAAAGTCACCAACTTTATATCCTTCACCACCACTTAATATCTCAATACCATCTACACCACCCTTTGTTACAGACTCAACTTTTGAAATTTGTCTTACGTCTTCATAAGATTCAACAATAAAATCATTATTTGCTTCTGGTTCATCAACATTATAAGGAAAAGTATTTCTTCTTAAAGAAGTGCTATTAAAATCAAAATTATGATCAAGCAGTTGATTCTCAAGTATATAAGGTGATCTGTAAGTATTTCCTATAAAATATGGATAGACACCCTCAAGTTTGTTTGATATAGTTCCTAATCCTACAGATGTAAAGTATGCATATACTCCATTTGGAAATTCAGGTGTTTTACAAAATCTACCATTATGAACATCAAGATCTCCTTTATCTGTAAAAATATGATCTTCTACGAAAAATCCTGGTTCATATCCTACGGGACGATCTTTAACAGCGTTTATATTTGTTTCATATGAAGTTTCAATAATTTTAAGAGGTGAGTTTATATCGTCTGCAACTGAATATCCAAAAGGTCCATATATTGGATTTCCATCATATGCCCACCCAATAATAGGAGAGTGTGCTATAATTCTATCAAATTCCCCATTTTGCCTAACAACAAATGAGTTTTCAAAATTACTTGCTATTTCTTGCGAGTATCCTAAAACACCAATCTTTAATGAATCAACGTTCTTACTTAAGAAAGTGTCTCCAAATCTATTTGCATTGTTAATCGTCAACCCTCTTACTCGTGTGGCAAATCCACCTCTATTACCTCTATTAAACGCTCTAACCTCTGTAGTTAAACTATCATAACCCACACCAGTATTTGTCACCACAGCGTCAATAACTCTACCATCATCTACAACTGGTCTTACTACCGCACCACTTCCTGCACCAGAGGAGGTTACTACAAGTTCAGGGATTGAAAAATAATCTCTTCCTCTATTAACAACTACAACATCAACTATTTTTCCATCTACAATAATTGGTCTAAACTCAGCATTTCTACCTGATATAATTTCTACTTTAGGTTCAACTTTTTTGTTTAGTGTCTGAGAACCATAGTTCGTACCCTCTTCATACAAATATGCACCTATTATTTCACCAGTGACAACAGGTGTTATTACAATATCTCCAGTAACAGTGGATCCATATGAAACATTAATGTCTACTTTAATATCAGGATATTTAAATTCATGAAAACCATCACCAGATGATTCAAAATTCACATATAATCCTCTATCATAATTGCTTGTTGATGTTGCACCTATACCTGCATCTGCTAATTGGAAAGAGTCATCATCTATTTTATTGACAAGATAAGATACAGTTGTCGATAAACCAACTATATTTGTTGATCCTCCAAGATATTCAATCGTTTCACCGCTTGAAAATCCGTGATTTTTAAAGTTAATTGAATTGAAAGTTGTTGAAATACCTGCAGGTTTGACTCTTAACTTACGATGAGTATATCCAGAACCCTCATTTAAAACTTTAACTGCAATAAGAGTTCTTTTTGTTTCGGTTCTAAAACGGTGAATACCACTTGCCAATGTATCCGTAGATAAACCGACTGTATTAATACCAGTAGAACCAAATAATGCATCCTTCGCTGTGTTGAAAATTCTTACAGTTTTTGGATTAACAACTCTTACGAAGTAAGGATCACCATCTGATAAAGTATCTTCAATAGCATTTGTGATATCGTAAGCAGATCCTATGCCGATTGGAGAATTGCCATTTGAATTATAGTAAACAAGTTGACCATTTTCAAAGTTATGTTCACTTGTAAATGTGATTGTTTCATTTTCAATATCAACTCCACCATTAAAAAATATATCTCTACTATCAAAACTTACAAAACGATCTCTCTCACCAACCACAGGTTGTAAAATGCATCCATTTCCATTAGCACCCGTAAGAGAGATACTTGAAACTGCTTCAATATCAAATTCTTGTGGATCAACAAACACAGATTTAACTGAACCCTGAATAATTGGTTCTGCTCGTGCTGCAACACCTGAACTTGTTTCAATACCTATTCTAGGTGGATTTATAATATCATAATCTACTCCACCATTTAATAAATCAATAGATTCAAGAGATCCAAAAAATATGTTGTCATCTGATATTGCTGATCTTATTTGAACACCATTAATTAACATTCCAATGTCATTAACTGGAGTTTCTTGTTTAGATGCAATAAAAAGATTTTGATTTAATGGAAATTTCCTTAAAATTTGATTTGGTCTTAGATTTTCATTTTCATGTTGCTTTAATAAAAATCTATGTTTAGCTGTTGTTAGAGTTCCAACTCCTACTTGTATTGTACTTGCAGATCCAATTTGAGATAGTGACTGATATAATTTTATTCTTGATTTATTCTGGTTTGGACCAGGAATAACTGGGTCTACAAAATATGTGCGACCAGTATCTAAACCAGGTAATGCTTCGCTATCTGGTTTATAGATAACCGCATCTCCTTGTATAAATTTTATATCAGTATTTGGTGGAGGACTAAATTGAATCGTTGTATAATTACGTGTTAATGGATCAAAACCAGTCAAACCAACTTGTGAACTGCCAACTAATGTTTCTTCTATTATGTTGGTTTTTATATCATAACTTGGTAATGAATTAGAAGCTGCGTATCCAAATTCATTTCCTTCCACGTACACATTTAGAATATCAGATATAATATTTTCATTACCTTCAACCAAAGTTACTCCTGAACTTGTAGATTTTTCTACAATTCTTCGTATATCATATTCTTGAAATGGTTGTGGTGTAAAACCAGCTATGTTTCCTGCTGTAATTTGATTTAAAGCAATATCAATACTATCAACTGAACCACCACCGACAATCGTTTGCTCATTTCTTTTTAGAATTTGGAATCGATCACCTATCTTAAGAGATGCTCTGTCAATTGGTGTATTGAATGTAAATGTAGCACTTGATATACCGACTTGAAATCTTGAACTTGTATTGTATATCCAAGAATTTGCAAATATTTGTTTATAGTTAGATTTATCATTTTGTATCTTTTCTCCAACATTTTTTACAAATACACTTTCACCCTCATTAATTAAATTAATGTCAGTAACTGGTTTTAATTCAGATAATACACCAGTTATTCTTAAATCTATTCTCTTTGATAAATCACCATTTTCATATCCAAAAATAGTTTCGTCAGTCCTTATATCTTCAGCAGCGTCAATACCTACTCCTACACCAGTGCAACCAAAGAATTGATTTATACTTTTTGATGTGTAATCGATTTGAGAATTACCACTACTAATGAGAGTTCCTGTTTGTCCAAATCCAATAGTAGAGTCAACTGAAATTATAGATGAACCTATAGATACCTCTTCAAGTGATTTTGTCTTACCAGGTATCGTAAAAACACCTTGAATCAAATCACGGTCACTAAATCCGACAAATAGTGATATTTTGTAATATGTTTTTCCACCTCTAGTTAAAACTTCTACCTCAGATACAGATGCATTTGTTGCTGTATCTGTTGATTTGAAAACTGTTTGTCCAACTAAATTAGACGGTTCACCAGTTGTTGATATCAATTCAGCTACGATAACCTCTCTTCTTATAAATTCTGCAGACGATGGTTTAATTAAATTACCTTCTAAATCTATAATAGTTGTTTCTACACCATATAATACTTTAAATAAAATCTTAATCGATTCCGCTATACCTTTAGACTGGTAAAATGAGCGAGAGAATTTTACAAAATTACCAATATCTAAATCTGATGTAAAATCATCATTTTCCAAACCAGGTAAAAATGTTGCTTTTAATTTTTTAAAAAACTCTTGTAAAAATAGAACAGATAAATTAGTAACACTCGTATCTGCAGAATGAGGAGCAGCAGTAGTATCTTCAAAAACTAAACTTTCACGATTTATTTCTAAGAGAGAAGATGATATACCAACATTAAATCCAGAGATACCACTAAATCCACGTATACAACCATTAAAGAAAAATCTTTCATGAGTAAAAGTAAATACACCTTTTACAGGGTTCTGATTTGATACTCCTCCAGGTGATGTTGCAGTTATTACTCTATCAACAACTATAAAATTATTTGCGACTTCTAAAACTCTTGTTCCTTCTGATATAGTGATAGTATTATTACTATCATCAACTGATGATAAACTAACGATATCATTTACTTTTATATTAGTGGTAGATATATCACGGATAATTCTACCAGATGCAACCATAATACTACCACTAGGTGTTGCAACGTTTGTTAAAGTTTTTTCTTTTCCAGTATAACTTATTATTTCATTATCAATCTTAAATAATCCATATTCTGCAGGATAACCCTTTGTGCTTGATACTTCAATAGTAGTGTCAGTTGATGTTATTGCAGAGGGTAAATTTGCATCTCTATCTTGAGATTCTAAAACTAAATTATCAGGTTTGATATATTGATCAAAATTAGTAATTATGTCATTTACTCCACCCTGATATTCTTGTGAAATATAGTATTGTTTTAAAAATTCAGTAGCTTTTGGAAAATCGGATACCACAAATTCTGGTAACTGGTTTTCGATGATGGTATTGACTTGTATTCTTCTGTCAATTTGTGACATAAATTATTTCCTCTCTAAATCTCCGTTAGAGTAACTTGATGTATAGTAATCTCTCTGGAACACAACTCCTGAAAGATCTTCCCCTGATGCGATTACGTCCTTAATCATATTTATCTTACTCTTTGAAACATCAAAACTCAGATACAAATCTTTTAATCCTATGACATCATTGGACTCTGGAAATGCTTGCACCTCGATGATATTATTTAAAGCACTAGTAGAAGTGATGTTTATTGTATTCAATATAACCTCACCTTTTTTATAGTCTACAACACCTGCCTCTTTTACTAAAACAATTTGTTGACCTTTTTCGTTTCTTGTAACAACACTTAATGCACCCATCATACTTCCATCTAAATTACCTGCTGCGTCTTTATTAGGAACATCAGTTAAAAATGCAGTCTGACTAAATCCATTAATGGTAAATCCAGAACTCTTAATATTTAATCCTGCTGGATTAATATAGAAACGATTACCAAAACACAATTCATATTGTGCAAATTGATTTAAAAGTGCTTTTAAGTCTCTTCTTATTTTAACTTTTGTGATGTTAGATGTTATTGCATTATCAACACGGTCAATAAGAATGTTCATCTTACTATATTTAAATCTACCACCAAATTTATTAATCTCTACATTATTTGCATAATCATTAAGAGCTTTAATAATACTTGTCCTTAAAGTTGCCTGAGATCCATATTGAGCAGGGTTGTAGTAAACTGTTGAGTCTATCTCCACATATAGTATTTTTAAATCAACAATCTCTGCATTTATACCAGCGACAGAGTAACTCTTCAACTTATTTTTTATTTGAGTCTTATCAAAATCAGATACAAATGAACCATTTTTTGGTTTAATGCTAACTTGAACTTGTCCAAATTTTGGAGGGTTTAATTCTTCTCCACCAACAACCGCAACTGATTCAGTTTGAGGATAAATTTTTTGTATAATTGTTTCATAATCTCTTGGTGTAACTGCTCTATATTGTGCTGAGTAAAGTCTTGGAGCAAAATACTTAATAGTAGATACATCTTCAACTTCAGCACCATTGACAGCGTTTGTGACTGTAGTTACAATTATATTTTCACTAGGTGTATATAATGTTTTATCGCTTTGTGTAAACGAACCTTGAAAACTAAACTCAGAAGGACCGTTTCCATCTTCACCATCCGTGACAATATATCTTGCAGTTATTACAGATGCATTTTCTAATTTTTTACCAAACAATCCATCACCAAATAATATTTCGTATTTTTCATCTTGAACTTCTTGTGCAAGATAAATTTCAGAATTTCTAGATATGTTTAAAATATTATCCACCTGTGCAAATTGTCTTCCAAATCCAACATCACCTGTTCCTTTAACATATACACGTAAAGTTGAACTATCGATATTTGGGCTGTCTATTATAAACCTTTGATCCTTTGCTGTGTCTACACGATAAACTCTTTGAAGTAGAGTTCCTTGATAAACACTTATTGGATCATCAAATTGAGCAAAAGATACTCCATTTATACTAACCACTCTTGAAGAACTTACTTCATCTGGTATTGAAAAGCGATAAGTTGTGTTTGCAACACTTCCTACACAAACAAGACCTGAACGTAGAGTCAAAAATGTAGGTGTACTCGGTGTGGTGTTTCCTAAATTAATATCAGCAATCTTTATAGTTGCAACTGCAGCAGTCTTTGAACGTGGTACATAACCGATATTTCTTGCAAGTGATACAACATTCTCTCTTATGGTTGCAGAGTCTAAGAAAGATTCATTTGCGACTAAGTTTGCGTTAAATGAATTAATATATGTATTATAAGCGAGTGTGTCAATTAAAACAGAGAAATTAGAACCTTCAAAATCAAAATCGGAAAAATTTGAGTTTGAACGTAAAAAATCTTTAATTTGTGCTTTGATTTGATCAAAGTCTAAACTTGTATACTGAGTAAAGGGCATATTATCTCGTTGGTTCTAATATAAAGGCAAAAGACTGTGTTGGAGCTTCTAATCCTTTTATGTCAAAAAGCACTTTTACTGATATTGAGTTAGAATCAGGAACTGCATCAACCTCAACACCAATATCACCCACTCTTGGTTCATAATTTCTTACGGTATTACGCACCATATCCTCAATAATCATCACAGATGATGATGAGAAGTTTTCAAATAATAATTCACGAACAGGAGTACCTAAATTTGAGTCAAAAAACCTCTCAGAAGGTATAGTTTCAACCAAATTCCTCACTGCTCTTGCAATCGCTCTCTCATTTGCAAGTATAGGAATATCTTTTGTCACTGGATGAGGTTCAAATGACAAACTAATATCCTTAAATGCTCTTGATTTGCGTTGATTCGCCATTATTAATGCTTTTAGATTTATTTATACCCTATCTTGCATAATCTTTCATTACATAATCATCAGTATCGAAGTATTCAAGCACCCACCAAGCAACTGAACGTGGATTTTTCGCTCCACAAGTGAAAATATCGAACGCAACGCAGTTTTTTTCTGGCCAAGTGTGGCAAGATAGGTGACTTTCACCCAAAGTTACTGTACAAGTCACTCCATAGGGGTCAAATTGATGCGTATAAGTGTTTAAAACCTCTAAACCTTCAGTTTTACAAGCACTCACGCATATTTTTTCAATTTTATCCCTATCATTTAGTTTTTCAAAGGGTACATTATACACTTCAACCAGTAAATGTGTACCCATATGAGCATTTTTTACGTTTTTCATCCCAATTCTGGTTCAAATGGCTTTCTATCGTTAGTTTCTTTGCGTTCTTTTGCTGTTTTCCAGAAATAATTCTCTTCTGAACCCAATCCATCACGGTCATGACCGTTTTCAACTTGATAATACACTGTTGAAACCTTAAAATCGGGCACTTTTGGTGTTTCTGGAGTAATACTGTTGTCGTAAATCCTCATTCTGTTGTTTGGATAGAGACAAAACTGCCCATTATCCAATTCTAAGAGGTTATGAGACTTATGTTCAGCAGGTTGTTCACTTGTTGAGTAGTCAATTGCGTCTACACTCTCGTGATAATTGTCCAAAGTGCAAATATAAGTGCCTGTTTGGTTGCCAAAGTCTCTTGTATACACTTCATAGTGCATTGATCCGATAAATTGCTTCTGAACAGCGACCACACCATAGTCCATACAGTTCCAAAACTGTAAATTATGAAGAGTCATATCAGGATCAGGCAATTCTGGAGACGATAAAAATGCCGAAATGGGTAATTTATCAAACATTGCAGCATATTCGGGTAAATAAGTCTCAAAATAGAAAGCACGACCAGGTATACTCTTTGCAGATACCCAAACTCCCTTGACAAATTCACCGTGACCACTCTTATGGTCAGTTAGATATTCCTTTCTCACCCATACTTCGTAAGAAGGTAGATTTGTAATTAAAGTTGCCATTAATCTTCATACCATTGAGTTTGTTCTTCAATCAATCTTTTATTCCTTTCTTCAATATAATCCCAGAACCATTTGTTTGGATCGTTCTCATCAGGAACAGGACGAGGTTTAAGTTCTGTAATTTTTTTCTCAAACTCTGAGTCGATAATCCAATCCATATGTTTCATGACCTGTCCTAACAATTGATTCTCAAAAGCTGGACTCTTCATATACAAAAAAACGATTAATCCAGAACTAAAAGTAATTCCAGATGTAATCAGAGCAGTAACAGCAATCCATCTTGTTCTAATTCGACTTGCTGATCTCTCAATTT